CACGTTGTGCCAACGCCCAGCACCCGCTAACTGAGACTACACGCAAGCCGCAACGTGCAGCGTAAGGAGGCCATGGGTTACTTAATCTAGGCCCCTACGCATCCTGTTTAGTAAGACTTTTAATGGGGAACGGGGTCGCCACACTATGGCAAGAGGACGTAGGAACCGTGCTGAGATGGCCTTACAAGGCTCTTTCAGCAACCTGACTGCACGGATACCCACTAACCTATGGGAGATGTTGAACGACTACGCAAGGAGACACACAGCGAATAACCGATCCCTGGCTCTGGAGAGGATTCTCCGTGAGTGGCAGGCATGGGACAACGACGTCAAAGAGGACATCAAGGACGCTCGTGCAGCCGCACTTGAGAACATCAACAAGGAGTTGGGGATTGAATGAATGACCCTGAAGTAATGGAAAGAATCGCCGCAGCGTTGGAAAGAATTGAACGGAGACTGATTGAATTGAACGGAGGCTGATTGAATGAAAGCAAATGTGATGACTACATGTCGAACATGTGGTGAGAAGAAGTTTAGTTGGAGTGGGTATTTGTCAATATGGTTTGCCATGGTAGATGAAGATGCTTTGCCACTATGCTGTGGTGAAGAGGTATTGTGGGAGTTTCTGGGAGTTGAGTAAATGACCATCTGTAGAGATATGAACATCTATTACGCCAACACGCTGTGTAACTCGAAGATGATCTTCAGCCTGGAGCGGCGCACCTGGTATTGTCCAGAGTGCGGAAACTCGGTACGCGTACCCAGGGAACAGCAATCCCTGAACGAATACACACGATAGACCGGGGTTACTCGGGCGTATCCTGCGCCTGCTCCTTGATGAGGGAGAGGATTGTCTGCTCGATCGTCGTCTTCGTCGCTCTCAACTTGATGACATAGCCGATCTCCTGGTTGAGCGCGTACCGGACACCGGTGTCGTTGTCAACATACCAGCCGTTGATCCACAGATCCTGTACGAACAGGTGGTCAGGATCGAGGACGTTCTGCGTGGTGACGTTGGATGCGTACGAACCCCACCACACTTGCCGGTTATCTCTGCACGAGCGGCCTCTGATTCTAGCTGCACTTGAGAAGTCTGAGATCGCACCGCTCTCCTCGGTGGCAATGACCAGAGCGGACAGGTCTTGAGACATCATCGTATTCGTGGTCCACTCGGTCCCGAGCATGATGACCTGAACTTCCTCGATGACCCAATTATCCTTCCACGATCCATTCCAGAGCGGGATCCGTTGCGGTTCCAGCACAGGGAACGCCATGCCATCGACGAAAGGGAATGCACCGCGGATGGTGTACACTCTTCCTTTCTTCGCCATGTCACTTCCCCGTGCTGCTCAACCGTTGCTGGCGACGTGCTCGCTTCGCTGACCCGCCCGGGCCAGTTGCTTTCTTCTTGGTCGGCATCATCGCCCCTTCCTCTTCCACTTGATCGGCTTCAGTCCCGATGCTCGGCGGCCTCGATTGATAGCCAGTTGAGTCTTGCGAGTCATTCTCTTGCCTTTCTTCCGACGCTTCCTGCTCTTCGGTTTCTTCTGCGCCAGCGTGGCACCTTCGGACTCCCGTTCCGAATCGATCAACCTTCGAAGAGCGAGGTACTCCTCCCGAGAAAGTGTGAACCCGTCCATGGGATCACTGCTGGGACAGAGCGAGGGCCATGGCCACACCCTTGGTCATACGGGTAACAGAACATTCGAGAACGATCTGGCAGTAGACATCTTCAGCCCATTCGGTGGATGCTTCTCCTCCGAGGTAGATCGCTTCCGTCCCTACCAGATAACCGTTATCCCATTGTTGAGGGGAGATGTCGAAGTCGGATGATAGCCAGCCGGGGATATGATCTCCAACAGCGACGAACCCGTCCCCGTTACCTAGGAGGAACCCCGAGGCAATCACTGACTTGTCGTTCATGAGGACCGGGCCACTCTGACTTTGCGTTGTGAGCTGGAACTGAGCAGCGGCAGTCTGGTCGTCGTTGATGTGGACGGTAGTGGCTCCACTGTCACAGTATTGAACTGAGAGGTTATGGATCCTCAACACAGTCTCGTTCATGGCATCGACATATGCTCCTAAGTCGATGCTGTTCTCAACGTAGGTAGCAGTTTTACCTAGGTTTATGCTTGCTCGGATGAAAAACGAATCCTTCGCCATGCGCGTACGCGGGTGGCCACGGTATATAATCTATAGATTCGGGCGGAAATGGGCCCTTGGGTCCATTCTGCGCCCTATCTTCTTGTCCGAACACGTTGTGCCAACGCCCAGCACCCGCTAACTGAGACTACACGCAA